CGCGCCGAGCGCAGTCAGTACGCTCAGTTGTTAGGAGCATTGGAGTCTCAGGTTCAGCAAGCCGCAGAGCCTAATATTGATTGGGATCGCCTTTACCAAGAGGACCCCATCGAGTGGGTGCGGCAGAAAGAGGTGATGCGTGAAAACCAAGCAAAGTCGCAGGCTATTCAATTTGAAAAGCAACGTCTAGCGGAAATTTCACAGCAGGAGCAATCTCAACAGATGCAGTCTTATCTTGCGCAACAGCGGGATGAATTGCTGAAGGTTTTGCCAGATTGGAAAGACCCAACTAAGGCAAAAAAAGAGAAAGAATTGCTCATTGACTTTGGCCAAAAGGCTGGGTTTAGCGCCGATGAACTGAAGAACATCTTCGATCACCGCGTCGTAAATGTGCTGCGTAAAGCAGCGCTATACGAACAGATGATGTCCAAGAGACAGAACATCAAGCCGGTGACGAACAATGGTCCACGTCCTGCCAAGCCAGGTGCAGCAGGCCGTGTCTCCACGACAAATGAAGCTACTCGCGCAAAACAGCGTCTTGCAAAAACTGGTCGCGTCAATGACGCGGCCTCCGCAATTGAACTTTTATTAAAGTGAGTAAATCATGGCAATCGTAACAAACACCTTCACCACCTTTGATGCAAAAGGTATTCGGGAGGATTTGAGCAATATTATTACCAATATTGCACCGGAAGATGTACCGTATCAATCCAACATTGGACGCCAATCTATTAGTAATTCTCTTTTTGAATGGCAAACGGATACCCTTGCTTCAGCAGCGGCAAATAAACAGATCGAGGGAGACGATATTTCGTCCTTTGATGCTGTTACAGCTACTGTTCGTTTGCAAAACTACGCTCAGATTTCGCGCAAGACTATTGTCCTGTCCGCAACTGAGGAAGTGGTTAACAAGGCAGGGCGTCGCAGTGAACTGGCCTATCAAATTGCCAAGCGGGGTTCTGAACTTCGTCGCGATCAAGAATTCACTTTGCTCAATGGTGCAGTCGCTGCCGCTGGTTCTACCAGCGTTGCACGCGGTACTGCTTCGCTTGGTGCGTTTATCAAGACCAACGTTGATATGCAGACCAATGGCACTAACCCTTCGTACACAACGCTGCCAAACAGCGCCCGTACTGACGGTAACGTGCGTACCTTCACCGAGACTATTTTGAAGAACGTCATCCAGCAAGTCTGGGCCGCTGGCGGTACTCCAAAAATCTTGATGACGGGTCCTGTGAACAAGCAGCGCGTCTCTGGCTTTGCTGGTATTGCATCCTCGCGTTTCAACATTGATGGCGGCGTAAAGCCTGCAACCATCATTGGCGCAGCAGACGTTTACGTCAGCGACTTCGGAAACGTGCAAGTGGTTCCTAACCGCTTCCAGCGTGAGCGTGATGCGTGGGTGCTTGATCCTGAGTACGCGAAGGTAACCACTCTGCGTCCTTACCAGCAGATTGAACTGGCTAAAACCGGCGATGCCGAAAAGCGACTTTTAATTTGCGAATGGGGCCACCTTGTGTTAGCAGAAAATGCCCACGGCTTGGCTGCTGACCTGATTACTTCGTAATCAAACATGGAAGGGATCAGGGAAACCTGGTCCCTTTTTTAAATGAGCGAATCAAGATTATTTGACACAAACGCAGACCTTGGAATCACTCGGACGTGGCACTACGACGAGGAAACCGACAAGGCGACTATCCAGACAAGTCAAGATGTCACGGCGATCATTGAAGAAAACCGGAACACCTACAACCAGGGCGAGAAGCACGACAAGTATGGCGAATGGAGCCGCGTGGCGTCCATACCATTGAGCGTGTATTTCAAGCTCAAGGCAGAGGGTAAGTTGGATGATGATGCGTACATGAAACGCTGGCTCAACGATCCCGAGAACCAATACTTTAGAACTCGACCAGGACAAGTATGAACTATGTAGCAGTCTGCACGCCAGCGCGTGATATGGTCCACACAAACTTCACCTATTGCCTGGTGAATATGGTGGCGTATCACACTATCAATACTACCGATGCCGTATCTCTCAAGATCATGCAGGGTACGCTGATACAGAACCAGCGCGCTGACTTGGCGCTGGACGCGATGGCCGAGGGCTGCACGCACATCCTGTTCATTGACTCAGATATGACGTTCCCGCAGGATATGGTTGGCCGTTTGCTAAAGCACGATCTGGACATTGTGGCCACCAACTGCGCTAGGCGCAGGATGCCTACCGGACCCACAGCTCAGAACTACAAGCCTGACGGTACGCGGGAGCTGGTGTACACCATGCCAGAGAGCACCGGCATTGAGGAGGTTGGCTCCATAGGCATGGGCGTGATGCTGATTAAGCGTAACGTCTTTGAGAAGCTGTCCGAGCCTTGGTTTGAGACTCCCTGGCGTCCCAAGGAGCGCGGGTACATTGGTGAGGATATTTTCTTCTGCCGAAAAGCGCAGGAGGCAGGGTTTAAAATCCACATTGACCATGACGTGAGCAAAGAGATTGGTCACATTGGAACGTTTGAATTCAAGCACGACCATACATGGGTGATGCGCGAACTTGAAGAAAAGGAAAAGGCAACGTAATGGCTCTGACAACGTACACGGAGTTAAAGACATCAATCGGTGACTGGCTTAACCGCACCGATTTAACGTCTGCCATTGCCGACTTCATATCCCTGGCAGAGGCGCAGATTGAGCGCCAGCTACGCACCAGGCAGATGATTACCAGGTCCACAGCTAATTTTTCAAGTGAATATGGAGTTGTCCCTGATGATTTCCTAGAAACAAAGTCACTTAAGCTGACAAGCACAAACCCCGTTACTCCATTGGTATTTCAAACCATTGACGCGCTGGACGATCTGGCTAGGACTTTTTCTGCACCATCTCGCCCTAAATACTTTGGTATTGTCGGTGGCCAGATTAGGCTAGTGCCTGCGCCAGATACAACGTATACCACTGAATTGGTGTACTACGCTAAATTGACTAAGCTGTCATCTACGGTAGCTACTAACTGGCTGCTGGCATCCAGCCCCGACATTTACTTGTATGGCAGTTTGTTACAGGCTGCGCCATACCTCCATGATGATGCGAGAATACAAGTATGGTCAAGCCTTTACGACAGGGCTTTAACTGATGTTCAGACAGCGGATGATCGTAGCGCTACGTCTGGTGGTGCAATGTCTGCGCGCGCAAGGGGATTCGGATGATTGTTACCACTACCAAGGGCGATATGGATGACTCTATGCTGGTGAAGCAAGAGGGGTCTTTGGAGAACGATAACGAGCTAACCAGTTGGACGGAATACTGGTTAGATGGGGAACTGGTCCATAGATCGGTTCATGTACTGTTGAAAAAGAACGTCACGGCAGAGGGTGTCGCGGCGATGATTGGATAGGAATACATCATGTCTAATACCCAGGCGCTCTGTACATCATTCAAGGTTGACCTGCTAAACGCGGTCCATGCATTTAATGGCACTGGAGTGCCTGCGCACACTGTATCCACGGCAGACAGTTTTAAGGCTGCCTTGTACCTGGCCAGCGCCACCGTGAACGCCACTACAACGGCCTACAGCGCCACCGGAGAGGTGAGTGGCACTGGATATACCGCTGGAGGTGTTGCGGTCACGTTTGGCACTGCCCCGTCCTCCACAAGCACTACAGCGTTTCTCACTCCCAGCGCAAGCATTGTCTTTAGCGGCGTAACGCTGGCTACTGCCTTTGATGCTGTGCTCCTCTATAACTCAAGCCAGAGCAATAAGGCAGTCAGCGTGCATACCTTTGGGTCACAGACAGTGACTGCTGGTACGTTTACCCTGACCATGCCCACCAATGACTCCAGCACCGGCCTGATTCGGCTGGCATAACCTGGGAGCAGCGCCGTGGCTGCATACGGTACAGGCTACTACGGCAATGGAGTCTATGGCATAGGCAATGTCGTTATCAGCGGCAACCAGGCAACTGGCGCCGTCGGCACTCTGCTTGTCAACATATCCAAGCAAGGGGATGGGGTTAGCGCCACCGGCAGTGCAGGCACTGTCACTACATCCAGGACGGTGGCCATCACCGGCAACGCGGCAGCCCTGTCCGCTGGCTTAGTTTCGGTATCTAGCACTAATGCAGTTACTGGTAACTCTGCAATCCTTTCAGTCGGCACTGTTGCTCTTGCTAGTGCGGTGGATGTATCGGGTAACTCTATATCCGCTGCTGCTGGCACTGTGTCTCGCGGGAATACTTCGTTTGCTCTGAGTGGTAATTCGTCCATCTTATCCGCAGGGACAGTGACGGGCGAGGTAGTCACATTCCAGGCTATTACCGGAGTAAGCGCAACCCTCAATGCTGGTAGCGTCACAAACAGCGTTTCGGTGGCGATAATTGGGGTAAGTGCATCATGTTCTGTCGGAACTATATTGGGTTACGGGTGGGGCGCTACGCCGGATACATCCGAAACCTGGTCAGGTCAGTCAGACACATCTCAATCCTGGTCAGCAATTTCGGATACATCCGAGAGCTGGACACCAGGCACAGACACTTCAGAATCATGGACAGAAATTTCAGATAACGCGGAAACTTGGCAAGCAATTGCATAGGAGTAAATCATGGCAGATACCACAACCACAAACCTACTACTCACCAAGCCAGAAGTGGGGGCCAGTACCGACACCTGGGGTACAAAGATCAATACCGACATGGACACCATTGATGCCGCATTCAAGGGCGATGGAACAGGTACTTCTGTCGGCCTCAATGTCGGCTCTGGCAAGACGCTGGCGGTGGCGGGGACGCTGACAAGCACCGGCACTTCATCCTTCTCTGCTAACCCAACATTCTCTGGCGGCACAGCCAACGGGGTAGCCTACCTTAACGGCAGCAAGGTGCTTACAAGTGGTAGTGCAATACAGTTTGATGGTACTAATTTAGGATTGGGTGCTGCTGCGAGTTATGCACTTGATATTCAAACATCCGCAGCAAATATTCGTGTAGCTCCGGCTGTTGGTACAAACAACTCACTTACTCGATACGTTAATACTGGTGGAACTTTGTACGTTGGTCTGGACAATAGTGCTGGTGGAGTAAGCGGAGCTTACAACGGAAATATGTGGCATACAGGCGCATATTCTTTGGTATTTGGTACAAACAGTTTAGAACGCGCCCGTATTGACTCCAGCGGTAACGTAGGGATAGGGGTTACTCCTAGTGCTTGGAATACATACAAAGCCTTAGAGATTGGTCGTGTTGGCAACTATTTTGCTGGCTACAGCGGTGGAACTGAATTAACTCTTGGCGCAAATGCTTATTACAGTACGGGATGGAAATACGCTGTTACTGGCGCACTTGCTACTCGTTATATGACTGACAATAGTGGCGGTCATTATTGGTACAACGCCCCATCAGGCACAGCAGGAAACGCCATTAACTTTGCTCAGGCGATGACGCTGGATGCCAGCGGTAACTTGCTGGTGGGGGCTACAACACCAGTTTCAGCTTCTCGTTTTTACGGGTCTGGTAATTTAGCATCACTTAATGGCTTGGGTCTAAACCACACCAGCGCAAGTGGAACAGCTTATTTTGGTTATTTTTTGTATAACAGTGCCGCAGTTGGACAAATAACTTCAACTGGAACGGTTTGTTTGTTTACATCACTTTCCGATTATCGGTTTAAAGAAAATGTACAACCAATGCAAAATGCGTTGGCAACCGTATCTAAATTAAAGCCAGTTACTTACAAATGGAAATCAGATGGTTCTGACGGTGAAGGTTTCATTGCCCATGAATTAGCTGAAGTTTTTTCTCACGCTGTAACTGGTGAAAAAGATGCCGTTGACAAAGATGGAAACATAAAGCCACAAGGAATTGATACAAGCGTTTTAGTAGCCACTTTAACCGCCGCAATACAAGAACAGCAAGCACTAATCACATCCCTCACCGCCCGTATCACGGCACTTGAATCAACCTAAAGGAAATATCATGACTACTACTTGGAAAATCACCCAATGTGACCGCCTCATTGCAGACGGTTTTATCACCACGGCACACTGGACAGTAAGCGCTGTTGACGGCGAATACTCTGCATCAAGCTACGGAACTTGCGGATTTCAAGACGCAACGCCATCCAGCCCATTTGAAAAGGTGACGGAGCAGGACGTATTGAAATGGTGCTGGGCCAGCCGCGTGGATAAGGACGCAATAGAAGCAAGCCTAGCCGCCAATATTGATTTGCAAAAGAATCCCGTTGTCGCGCAAGGACTGCCGTGGCAGTAATCACCGTCATTGCTGCGCTATGGCTGTTCTACGTCTTTTACGTTTTCACGATGGGCGTGTACCGCGTGCAACTTGCAGGTAAGCTAACGGGCCTGTCTAAGGTGCTGCTGATGCCGTTTGTAGTGATTGCAGTGTTGATGGATGTGGCGTGCCAAATAACGGTGGCGACAATAGCCTTTGCGGAGTTGCCAAAAGAATGGCTAGTCACTGCAAGGCTGCAACGGTACATAGCCGGTGATGATGGATGGCGTAAGACAGTAGCAGTTTATATTTGCAATAATTTACTTGACCCTTTTGACCCCAATGGAAAGCACTGCTAATGTTTGATATAACTCAATACACGCTGAATAAAATTCTTTTGGCTATCGGCTCTTTGGCTGGTGTGAGCATCATGAATGTAATGTGGCAGCCAAAGTTTATTAGGCACAAAGGAATTATTGCGGCTGCAATGATTAGCACAGCCATTGCAATCACTATTGCGCTAACAGCGGGTGGCGCAATATTGATTTGGCTTGGCGTTGACCAGACCAAGGCAGACATGGTTCTTTTTGTCGGTGTAAGCATCGGTGCGCTTTCACCATTTACGTTAAACGCATTGCGTAATTTCTTTGAGAAGTACGAGGACAAAGACATCTTGGAATTACAGGATGCCGTAAAGGGTGTCAAAAAATGAGCCGCATGATTGTCGAGTTTTGGCTGCTGCTAGTAATGGGCTTTAGCGCCATAGCGATACTGCTATCGGTAGTCCTTACTCACCGACGCCACTGGCAAGAACAAGACAAGATTTTCCGAATAGGTTTTTTATTGCTGTGCCTTGGGCTTGGTGTGCAAACATTTCGTTCCATCCATTTTTTGCAATTTGGAACGTATCCGGTAGATTTTTATTTCCCTACATGGATAGTCAAGGACGCAGGCTTTTGTCTGATTGTGTACTCTAAATTCATAGAATCTAATGGCAATCCGTGAACCAAAATGATAGACCCTATAACTGCCTTTGCGACTGCCCAAGCCGCGATAAAGGGGGTGCAGGCCGCTATCAAGATGGGCAAAGACATCCACGCCATTGGCGGGGAGATGATGAAGTTTTTCGAGGCAAAGGATATTGTCCAAAGGGAGGCGTCCAAGCCTAAGAGCAGTTTTGCTAAGTCAGATACAGCACAGGCGTTTGAGATAGTAATGCAGGCCAAGCAGTTGGCAGATGCTGAGAAAGAGTTAAACAATTACATGGTGATGTCGGGGAATGCCGACCTTTGGCAGCAGTTAATGGTGGAGCGCAACAACATCATTAAGCAGCGCAAGGTAGAGGAAATACTGTCAGAGAGCAAGGCCAAGAAGCGCAAGGCAGAGATTGATGATTTATTGACCTGGCTAATTGGTGGTGCACTTGCGCTGCTGTTGCTAGGTTTATGTTTTTGGTGGCTTACGTTACTTTTGGGGAAATAAATGCTGACTATTCTTTCTACTCTCATATCTTTTTTAATGGGCGGCTTGCCTAAACTGCTGGACTTCTTTCAAGATCGCAACGACAAGAAGCATGAGCTGGCGCTGGCAGCCATGCAGATTGAGCGCGAATTAGAACTACGCAAAGCAGGCTTTGAGGCGCAGGAACGTGTAGAGCAAATACACAGTCAGCAACTGGAATTAGAAACAACTGCCAAGGCCAACGAGAACCTGGTCAATGCACAGGTGGCTGAGATGAATGCCATCTACAAGCACGACGAGTCTCTGGGAGAGGGGACATCACAGTGGATAAAGGACTTACGTGCCGGTACGCGCAGTTTCATCACTATGGGATTCTTTTTGCTGCTGTGCTTTGTTGACGTAGGTATGTTTATCTATGGGTACAACAATGGTGTGGCGTTTCCTGCGCTGGCTGAGAAGCTGTGGGATAGCAATACCCAGGCACTGTTCGCATCTATTGTCGCGTTTCATTTTGGTGGCAGAGCCTTTGGAAAATGATCTGGACCCTGGTGCTGGTTACAGGTATCAACATGAACTCAATAATTATTGTCGGTTATTTTGAGTACGAGGCTGCCTGCCAGAAGGCAGCTAAAGAGTGGCGCGACCTGGGCTACAAAGTGGGGTGCGTGCAAACGCAAAAGAAATGAAAGTATCAGCAAAAGCACTTTCCATGATTAAGCATCACGAGGGGACTAGGCAGCGTCCCTATCGTTGTCCAGCTCTGCTTTGGACTGTTTGCGTTGGCCATGTACTGTACCCAGCGCAGGGTAAGCTAAAGCTGGAAGAACGCAATGGATACCCATTAAGGCCAGAGGATGACCGCCAATGGACTATAGAGGAGGTTGATGGAATACTTGCAGCAGACCTGGAGCGCTTTGAGCGCGGAGTGGAGCGTTTCTGTCCTGTCGTTCTTACACAGGGTCAGTTTGATGGTCTTGTCAGTTTCTCTTTTAACGTGGGCCTTGGGACACTCCAGCGTAGTACGTTACGCCAGAAGGTGCTACGCGGGGATATGGAAGGCGCTGCGGACGAGCTTTTAAAGTATTGCATGGCAGGCGGTAAACCTTTGAAGGGTCTACAGAATCGGCGTAAGGATGAGCGCGTCCTATTTTTATCCTAATGGTTGCAAAATAAAACTATGGCCATCCAGCAAAAACTTGAGACTCCGACACCGCCTAATCTGGGTTACCCACCAGAGGAGTACGAGCGCCGAAATTTCAATGAGTCCAATGGCGCGCTGAATGCTTACTTCAGGAAGCTGACTTCGGTACTTGGCTCTATCTTTGGAGTCAGGGGTAGTAGGTACATCAATGCCCCGTATGGCGCCTTTCAGAGCACAGCAGACCAGACGGCAGCGGCCATCAATACCGCGTATGCGATGACGTTTAATACGACTGATTACACCAATGGGATTACGGTGGTCAGCAATTCGCGTATTACGGTAACAGACTCTGGCATCTACAACCTTCAGTGGTCGGGGCAGTTTGAGAATACAGCCAGCGCAGACCATGATGCAAGGGTATGGATTAAGATCAACGGGACAAACCTTGTCGGCTCTACAGGATTTGCTGGGATACCATCTAAGCATGGATCAGTCAATGGCCACACGATAGTTTCCTGGAACTACTTTTTATCACTTAATGCCAACGACTACGTTGAACTTTGGTGGGAGACTGATAGCACCGCAGTCAGCATCCAGGCATACGCTGCTGGATCATTTTATCCATCTACCGCGTCGCTGATTGCGACCATGCAATTTGTGTCGAACACAATGTGAGAACGTCATGTACATACCCTTGAAAATACCACCAGGAATCTACCGTAACGGAACTGAGTACCAGTCATCTGGGCGTTGGTACGACGCTAACCTGGTGCGCTGGTACGAGAATACTCTGCGCCCTATTAATGGGTGGCGTAAACGTTTTAGCTCTCAGACTGCGATGTCTGGAAAGTGCAGGGGCCTGATTACCTGGCGTGATAACACTAATGACCGTTGGATCGGAGCCGGTACGCACACCAAACTGTATGTGATGAACGAGTCAGGCACACTCAAAGAGATTACCCCGATAGGATTCACGGCAGGTATTGCTGACGCTACTTCGTATACCGGCTACGGGTACGCTGCCTATGGAAACTTCGCGTATGGCGTCCAGCGCCCTGACTTGGGTGACGTTATTAGCGCAACGACCTGGTCAATGGATACTTGGGGTGAGTACCTGATAGCCTGCTCAAGCGCAGATGGTAAGTTATACGAGTGGCAGTTAGGGTTTACAACGCCTACGCTGGCAGCGGCCATCACCAATGCACCGACAAGCTGCAAGGCGGTAATGGTCACAGCAGATCGGATTGTGTTTGCTTTGGGTGCTGGCGGTAACCCGCGAAAGGTAGCCTGGTCAGATCAAGAGAACAATACGGTATGGACTGCCGCCATAGACAATTTGGCGGGTGACTATGAACTGGCAACGGCAGGAACTTTGTTGGCCGGTAAGCGCGTCAAAGGTGTTAACTTACTATTTACTGACGTTGACGTACACACAGCTCAGTACATCGGTGCACCATTTGTTTATGGGTTTGAGAAAGCTGGCAGCGGGTGCGGTTTAATCTCTGCTCAGTCTGTGGCAGCTATAGACACTTCAGCCATTTGGATGAGTGGATCAGGTTTCTGGATATACGATGGGTACGTCAAGCCATTGCCTTGCGATGTTTCAGACTACGTTTTCAACGACATAAACCTGACGCAAAAGTCAAAAATCTACGCTGTACACAATAGCAAATTTGGTGAGATATGGTGGTTCTATCCGTCCAATGACTCCAATGAGAACGATTCCTATGTGACGTACAACTACCGAGAAGGCCACTGGAACATAGGTACATTGTCTCGCCTCGCTGGTGCTGATGCTGGCGTATTCACTTACCCCATCATGGTGGATAGTAGCGGCTACATCTACGAGCATGAGGTCGGCTTTGCTTACGACTCAGCTACCTTGTACGCGCAATCTGGACCCATTGAATTGGGGCTAGGAGATAACATAATGCACGTCAGGCAGGTTATTCCAGACGAGCAGACGCTGGGAGAGGCAGTCGTTTCGTTCACGTCACGTTTCTATCCTACTGGTACGGAATCTATTCATGGGCCATTTACGGCTGCAAACCCTACTTGTGTACGGTTTTCTGGGCGCCAGGTAGAAATTAAGGTGACGGGTAACACTTTGGCCGATTGGCGGGTTGGGGTTATGCGCCTTGAGGCGACAGCCGGTGGGCTGCGGTGACAGACCTGGAGGACTTACATAGGCTGCGCCAGCAGGTGCAATCGGCTTTAGAATACTCCGGAGGCACACACACATTTGACGATATAGCCCAGGCGGTAACCGAGAATCGGTTTCAGGTATGGCCAGGCGTCAATTCGGTGGTAGTGACCGAGATCATTGTCTATCCGCGAATCAAGAACTTGCATTACTTCTTGGCTGGCGGCGACCTAGATGAACTCAAGCTGATGCGACCATACATCGAGCGTTGGGGTAAGAGTTTAGGTTGCACGCGAGTTACTCTCGCAGGGCGTCAGGGCTGGGCTAAGACGTTTCTGCGAGATGAAGGATACGAACCTAAGTGGTTCATTTTGAGCAAGGAACTTTGATATGGCTGGATCAGGACCAAATAGATCAGAAACACCAGAGGTACTATCTCAGACTCAAGGGTTTGGAATGGTTCCTGTCTATATAGAACGCCGAGATGGATCAAAAATAGTAACAGGGTATAAGTTTGATGCGGAGACTGCTGCACGTCAAGGAATAGTACCAACGCCTAAACCTGCTGCAATTCTTGCAGAACAAGAAAGACTAGGCGGTAAAGAGATTGAGCCTGTTTATGCACAAGGAACAATATCGCGTGGTCAAGGTGGCTCAGAAACAGTACCTTACGGTCCCCCTATCGGATATCGCTATGACAACGGGCAGAGCCAGTACGTTAACTTTACTCCCAGTGGTGAGTACCAAGGAACACAAAAAAGAGTCGGAGGACTTGAAGGTGCTTTGCCAGCACTGGCTATGCTTGCGTTGCCATTCCTTGGACCGATGGCATTTGAAGCACTAGGCTTAACTGGAGCTGGCGCTGGTGGCGCTGGCCTATTGGGTGCTGAAGGTGCTACCGCTGCGCTTGGTGCTGGGCAGGTTGCTGCTGCTGCACCATTGGCGTTTACTCCAGAGATGATTGCAGCTGGTGCATTCACGCCTGGTTCAATTGGTGCTTATGGAGCTTCTCAAGGATTGTTAAATGCAGCTCAATTGGCTGCTACTTATGGAACTGGTGGAAGTCTATTATCTGATTTGGCTTTAGCTCCTACGGCTACACCTGGAACACCACCTCCACCTAATATTGAAGCGACTATTCCTAGTGGTCCTACTCCGACTGCACCTCCACCACAATTAACACCAGCAGCAATAGAGTCTGGAATTGGGACTCCTGGTTATGGAGTAAATGCTTCTGCTATTGAATCGGGTTTGTTTAATCCTGAAACAATTGGCGCTGGTGCATATTTGCCATTTCAGGGTGTAACCCCTACAGCAGCGCCGCCAGTAGAGCCATCAAAACTTCCATCATTTGTAACACCAACAAACGCATTACTAGCGGCAAGTGTCTTATCAAGTGTTGCAAACGCAAACAAGACTGAACCCACAGCAGCACCTTTCACGATGGCGCCTTATGTGCCACCATCAGGTAAGCCATTTGCAAACCTTGGTATGTCACCTATCGCAACCCCGTACACACCGACAAGGATTCTTGGACAGTACGACCCTACAAAGACACCTGGCGGCGTT